GTTGCCTTGATTATCGGCAATTCTTTTCAGGTCAGCTTGACTACTTTCTGGAAAACCAGAGCCAGCAGCAAATGAAACAGACATTGATTTTCCTATCTTTTTAATCTGCTCATCTGATAAGGAAACCTTAACACGATTATACTCAACAATGTCATTTAAAAAATCTGGAGTATCAACCGCTTTTAAGATTTTATTAAGTCCTTCTTCTAGTGATTTTAGATTTAACTCTTTTTTACCTGTCAAACTGTCTAAAATCTGTTTAATTTGTCCAGAATAGTCTTTTTGCTCTGGGATATTCTCAGCTAGGTTCTGTATGGCCTCAATTATGGCTATTTTTAGCTCACCAAGCGATTTTTCCTTCTCACTGGTATGTTTAACCATCTTAAACTCTTTTTGTGCGTCTACGGCCATTTTAGAGGCTATGTATTTTTCTACTATACCCTTAACTTGACTAATCTCGTCAATTATGTCGTTTTTAATGTCCTCTGGATTAGAAATTGTGATTTCTTCTCGCTGTTCAGGGAAAATTACCTCTTTGTTGCTGACTTTCTTTAAGACATTTTTGACCTTTGATAGTTCGTCAACAATTTCAAGAGTAGGATTTTTCTCAATCCTTGCTATTCTCTCCAGTCTTTTAATTTGTTGTGGTGTGAACTCCATATTATTCAAAGTTTTGAACAGTCGTTGTTAATACTACTGGGGCATTGTCTTCCCAGCGTTTAGCATAGAAGTCAATTAGTGCCTGTTTTTGTTCAGCATAATCTCTTTGGTATTGAGCAAGAGATGGTGAGTTTGGTTGTTTAATCTTTAACCAAGTAATAGCCATACCTAAAGGATATAATCCGTGAAATGGTGACGCTATCCCAGGAGCTTTGGTTGTATCGGTTGAAACAAAAGAAACCGTTGCTCTATCAAAATAAAGTTTTAATCCACCAGTAGAGTCATAATTAGGTTTTGGATATACTTGAACTGTATCATTTATCATAAAGTAATGAGTTGGAACACCAGCTCTAATTTCTAAATCACCAATTGCTAATAGTTCTTTTTCTCTAGTAAACGGTTTTAGTTTAATCCAATTACCATTTTCATCTTTTACTTCAACTCTTTTAATAGTTAAAGCAGTTGTTGGTATTGAGTATTTAGCTTTGCCAGATTCTAAGTCAGTTGCAGCTTGTGGTAAATTAGTTTGATTACTATCATCCCATTGCCAAGACCCCATAGATGACCAAATAGCGAACCATAGGTCATCGCCAACTTCATTGGCATAGGCCGTGAACTTCTTTAGTCTTGTGGCATCACCTGAAATATAACCATCACCGAGGTCTGTATAGTCCTCAGTTAATTGGATTATTCCGTTTTTATTGGTTGTGTCGTTGAATTGCATATGATTTTATCAAATAAATCTTCGTATAAGTGAGCATTATCTTTCATCTGCCAATTTTTCTTAATATCTTCGTAGGCATTTTCACCAATTTTTTTCCTTAAATCTTTGTTTTCTATTAAAAGTGTAAGATATTTAATCCAATCATCTGTTGTTCTGGCTAAAAAGCCAGTTTTTCCTTGCTGAATTGTTTTAATTCCTAAAATATCTTTATAATACGGATAAACCTTTGAGGCGACTGATGGTATCTTATAAGCTGCGTATTCCATCCATTTAATGTGGCTCTTATTTCTGTTGAATTCATCATCAATTAACGGACAAATACCAATATCCCATTTAGTTTTTGACAGCTTCCAGGGATAATTTAGCCAGCTTGGCGTTCCACCTACGATTGATACCCGTCTAAACATCTCATCAGGGAACTTACCGAATAAATCTCTAACCTGATTGATTTCAATACCTCCCATAAAGTCAACCCAGACATTCGGATACTTAGTCATAATCTTCTTGATTGCTGGCATAACCATTAACAGGTCTGAGAAGTGAGTTGTTGACCCTTGCCAACCGATTTTAATCATTCTCTGGTTCTGATTGCCCTTATATCTGTATCTGAACTCGTCTAGGTCGTTAAAGTTAGGCAATACTGTTATCGGGGTATTCTGTTTATATACTTTCTTGAAAAACTCCTTGTGATAATCAGCTAACGGCTGAGTTGAAACTATCAGGTGGTCAGCTAAAGATAGATATGCTGACAAGATTGCTCTTTTTTGGCTACCTGGATAATACCATTTATAGCCTGGCTGGTCTGGTCTAACCTCAAAATAATTATCATCTAAATCAATAACCAGCTTTTTATTATAATGCTCTTTAAAAAATGCTATCTGTGAGGCCGCTGTCGGATTATCAACCGCCTTAGTTACGATAATATCGTGGTCTTTTATAATTTGCTCTAAGACATTTTCTCCACCGTAGTCCTTGATGTTATTTCCGATTACCTTAACATCGTGCTTCTTAATGTATTTGGCTGGCTGGACTATTCTATAATAACCAACGCCACTGTAATTATTATCTTTTGTATTGTTCCAGGAATTGTCTATAAAGGCTACTTTCATAAAGACTCAATGATTTTTTTAATACCTTCTTCTAAACTTACCTTACACTTAACGCCTTTAACTGGGGTGTCTTGGATATAATTGCCTGGCTTATCAATATAGACTGGTTCAATGTTCGTTCCCAATACCTTGTTAATGGTCTTGATAATCTCATTAAAGCTGGTATTAACACCTGTGCCTATTTCGTATATACCTGTTGCCCGTTTCTCCACCAGTTCCATTATGTTATCTATTACATCGTCAATATAGATAAAATCTCTTGTCTGTGTTCCGTCTCCCCAGATTACTGGGCGTTCTCCGTCTTTCATTTGCTTACACCACTGATAGACTGTTGACGCATAGTTTGACTTGTGGTCTTCACCAGGGCCATAGGAGGCCGCTATTCTTAATCCCAAAGCGTTTAGATTATAGGCTTGGTGTATTTCTTCTAGGCAGGCCTTACATCTAGCATAGCTGTTATTCTTATTATTGACAGTGGCACTTGACGGATAGACTAGATAAATGTTGTTATCTTTTACCAAGCTGGCTAGTTCAAGGAAAGTTCCGATTGTTTCTCTAAAGCAGTAGTCTATGTTCTTGTTAAATAATGTTATAGACGAAGGAGCTCCAAAGTAATAGATTATGTTTGAGTCTTTGTGCGGAGTAGTCTCAAACTGACCAATCCTTTTGGCAAGCTCCTTTCCTATAAACCCATTTCTACCGAGCAAGCAATTCATATTTTTTCTTTACTTCATTAGCTTGTCTTAATTGTTCACCCATAATCTTTTGAGTTATCTGGTCTTTATGTATGGTATAATAAGCCATTACTCTATCCCAAAAGACTGGTGAATATTTACTACCCAATCTTAACCAGTATTCGTAATCACTGACTAAGTCGTTTGTTTCGTCCATTTCACCAACTTCTTCATAAGCTTCTCTTGTCCAATAAACTGATGGCTGTGGAACAAAGTTACCATTTAACAATTTTTTATAATCCCATTTATCGCCCCATAACATACCAGCATCACCGCTCACCATTTCTATAAAACCATATCCCCATTTATTATCTTTTAGATTCTCACTAACAAACTTAAATGTTCCTGGTGTTATTCTGTCGTCATCATTAGCCCAAACAAACACATCTCCTGTCGCTGCTTTCATTGCTTGGTTCATTGCGTCTGTAATCCCCCTATCTTTATTCCAGATATACTTAATTCTATCGTCTTTTGGCAGTAGGTGTCCAATAGGTTCACCGCCGTCTTTGATTATAATCTCAAAGTCTTGATAGTCTTGATTTAAGACTGCTTCAACCGCCTTGACAATGAAGTCTGGGCGGTTAAATGTTGGTATCAGGACAGATATTTTCATATAGCTTTTTTAATGATTTAGCTACTTCTTCCCAGCGATACTTCTTAATTTCCTTGCTGTGATTGACCTCTTTGCCGTATTCTTTCTTGATTGCTTTCTTTATGCTGGTTATATTATCAAACTCACAAAGTGATACATCATCTGGTTTCCATTCACTGTGGTCTGTCAGGACTACTGGACAATCTTGTGCCATAGCTTCCATTACCGCTAGGCTCATCAATTCAGCCCTTGAAGCCAAGACCATAACCTTAGCGTGCTTATACATCTTAATCAGTTCTTCTCTGCCCATAGGTGGCAAGATTATAGCACCGTGGGCTTCTACTTCTTTGGCGTAATCTTCATATAGTCTTTCACCAACGCAGATATACTTTAGTCCTAGTTGCTTACAGGCTTTAGCTACTGCTAGTTGACCCTTAAACCTTTCTATTCTACCAACTGATAAGACATAATCTCCGTAGTTGTTCTTTGACCTGACTGATTTGAACCAGAAGTCATCAATTCCATTAGGTATTATATGAGCAATCTCGTCTTTTAGATTCAACTGTCTTTTAACCCTATCTATTTCTCCTTGATTTAAGAAAATAGCGGCAGAACAGTTATCTAGCATTACCTGTTGCTTCTTATAATCAACGAACTCTCCTGTTTCAGCGTAAATCATAGAGCTTACCCAGGGTTTATTGTGTAGATTAGCCATCCAACAAGAGTATACAGCCCATTCCATTGAGAAATTGAAGTTATGAACTATATCAAACTCTCTTATTCTCAGAGCTGGCCTTAGTAATCCACCTTCAATAATCTCTACATCAACTCCTAGTTTAATCAATTCCTCGGCGGTGCGTTCCATTTGAACATAATCGCCACCAATCCAGACATCTTTTGGTCTATTTGTGAAAAGGACTTTCATTATAGGTCTTTATCATCACAGGTCATTAGCTCTTTAAAGCCTTCTTCATTATTCCAGCGATTTATAAAGTTCTCAGCTAGACTAATAACCTCTCCTAGTGTTCTGTGTCGTCTTCCGAACTCGTCTTTATAAGCAGGGTCAACTTCTTCCTTAATCTCATTAGCTGGACAGGCACAGATATTAATTGACCTGCCATTGTAATTATAGGCAACCTCGCAAACATCGTTGACATTATATTTTGAAAGGTCATTGATGACGATATTCTCGTCAATTTCTTTGAGCCGTAGCTCTAATTCATTTTTTTTCATATTGCTTTCTCGCCACGTTCGGGTTTATCGGCGAGAACTGATAACCCGAACGGGAACAATTATTTAATTAAACTGTTAGGCAGTGACACCACTCTTGATAGCAACAATCCAGCTAGAGTTCAAGACCTTAGCCACGAATGAAGCCTTCCAGCCGATAGTAGAATACATATCTAAAGCATTGGAGGTATCACCAGCACCAGGTGTCTTAACGATAATACGCTTATCAGGCTGACCAGCAAGATTTAAGATACCATAGGCATTCTTGCCGAACACATAGGTATGATAAACTGTCGTGGTTGAGCTTTCGGTAACCTCATTGTTTGTTTCAACAAAGCGGACACCGTGTAAAGTTCCAACCTGACCGTTCTTATACAGGTCAACATTGACATAGGTGTTGGCATTCAACCATTCACTATTGCCACGCAAGTCATAAGCGGCGCTAACAGGAACAATGGCACGGAATAAACCATCATCAAATGTCTTAGCTTTATTTTTCTTCAATGTGCGGACAGCCTTGCGGATTTCAGCGCCAGTCAAAGTGTCAGTAGAAGCAACAGCAGTTAAGGCAGCTTTACTATTGGCATATTGAGTAGTCGCATTAGCAGACAATTCAGCAGCGATTAAAGTGTCTAAGGTTTCACCAGCGTTCTGAGACATAACTTCAATGTGTTCCTTTAAGCCCTCGTCGATTGAAGTCATCTCAAACAAGGAAGAAACACGAGTGTAGTTACCATACTCAGCGATAGTAGCAGAGACAATGGTTGTGGACATATCAACGCCAGTTGGATTGGTATTCTCCGATAAAGGAGTTGTAGCCACGGCCAAAGGTGAGAAGCGGTTGAAATAAACGGTTTTGCCGCTATTCTTTGGCATAGTTTTCTTTTGAGCACCGTAGTCATAGTTAATTGACATTTCGGCACGGTCTAAGAATTTTTTGTCATAGTAGATTTGCATCAAACCAGACAAAGTTGAGCTTGTAGTTAATGAAGCCATAAAAAATTATGTAACTTCGCAATCAACTTTTAAAAGAACTTGGGGAAAGAGTTTTGAACGATTACGATTTAGGTAACAGTTTTTCCAGCTCTTCCAGTGGCATATTTCTTAATTGGTCTTCGGTAAACTTCTTTTCAATATCAGACTTGTTGCTATTTACATCAACAACAGCTGACTCAGCTCGGTCTTTTTCACGCATAGCGTCTAAAGCGGCTTTGACATACTGATTTTCAAGAGCTTTCTTACCGCCATAAGGTTTTAGAAACTCAATCTCTTGGTCGCTAAATCCTTCTGTTTTAAGTTCCAATTTTTCTAATCTTTCACTGATTTCTGGTGAACTGTTTTCCACCCCCTTTAAATTATTTCCGGCCGGCTTATTCTTTAGGCGAGCATACAGTTTCCTGTTTGTTTCTTCTAAAGTTTCCACCCTTTTTACCCAATACTCTTTGTATTCTGGGTTTTCGGTTGGGTCGGTATCAACCTCATCAGCGTTATCGTTGCTGTCTTCCGCACCATTTAGAGAGTCGGTGGTCTCAATGTCTAGTTCATCTGACATAATTTTTCTGCTATTCACGATAGCTCGTTATAGGCCTTTTAAATGGTAGCCTTTTAACCAAATATAATTATTGCTAATTATTCCATTGAATCTCTAGGGTCTTGCTTTTCAACAACACGACCACTGGCTATTGTCTGACAATCACTAAAGAATCTCTGTATCAATTCAACAAAATGCTTCCTTGCTTTAATCTCTCCTTTTACGCTTCTATTAGTATCAGTTATGTCTATATTATCAATACTCTTTAGTGGTTCTAAATACTCCAAAAACATTGTCTCAATAAGACTCCACTCTGGGTCTTGGATTAATCTCTTTAGTTTATCAATTTGTTCTGTGCTAAACATATTATTGGACTTTAGCCATTGGCTCTTCTTGTGTCATTCCCTGAGCTGGTATCATTTTACCGCCCATTGGTTGCTGAACCTGTTGGGCTTGCTGTTGCTGGTCTCTTTCCATTGCCGCTATTTCTAGCTTCATTGGACTAACTCCAGCTCTTTCAGCATATTCATAGAACAAAGCCTTGATAACAGGGTCTTGTAGAATGGTTGGATTAGAAGCCAGGGCAGTGAACACTGAGAATAAGTTATTAGTTAGTAATTGACTATCTTCTTGTTCGTTGTCGATGTTAATATCAAAGGTAAAGTCAGCGTTCTTATAGAAACTATCTTTGATTGTGATAAATCTATCAGTTCCAGCTTCCTTTAGTTGATTAGACACATCAGTCTTAATCTGTTCAATGGCCATTTCATCAACAGGTATTCCGTCTAATAATAAATCTAAGGCCTTTCTGTTGACTATTTCCTTAATGAGAGCACTGTCTATTCTAAACAACTCTTCATTGCTACCTATAAAGTGTAAAATATGCTCTGGTGTTAAATCTTTGATGGCTTGTGGTATAACTAGCTCTGTGAAGAAGAATCGTAGCATATTGGCTAGATTCTCCCGTTTTACGCCATATACAGATTTGGTGTTGCGGTCTTGAATTACTGCATTTGTAGCAGGGGTTGATGTTGGTAATTGTTCACCACGAATAACATCATAGGAGAAAGTAATCTCTTTAGCCTGATTAGCATATCTCATCTCCTCACTATTGAAAGCGGCTAGGTTTCTTTCTTCATTAGCCAAAGGAACTAATCCACCATTGGAGCCTGCCATTATAACAGCACCATTGGACAAGTCTCTGATTAAGTTCTTGACGATTGTCTTGTCTTGAGTTTGGAAGATGTGCTTATTACTGATAGTCATTGAGTCTCGCTTTTCATTAGCAAGCTCATTGGTTCTTTCTTGGATTTGGAATAAGTCCTCAATAACACCAATTCCTAGCCAACGACCTTCTGTCTTATCGTAATGAAAATCTCTGAAAGGCCAATCACCAAACCATTTAGACCTGAATAAGACAACACCGTCTTCTCTGGTGACTGTCTTGCCATCTTCACCAAGTCCATAGTTATTTACACCAGCAACAATGAACAAGGCTCTGACCATTTCTTCATTCTCTTTTGGTTCACTTCCGTCTAGCCAAGACTTTGGGACTTCACCATATCTTTCGTAAATCTTAATAACAGGCGTAGAATTGACCTGATTTAGTGTCCCGTCTTGGATATAGGGCTCTGGTGCTGTATTTACATAAAACTTACTGATTACCTCTTCAACATTCTCCCAGCCATTCTTTTGCTTTTCTCTTAGTTGGCTTGGGGTTAAGTTATGTTCTAAAATTACAAATCTTGAGTTGGTAATAGTATCAACAGTTGGGTCTAAAACTAATCGTCTTAAATCAACAATGTCAGCACCTTTCTTTGTTTTCTTAATGACAGATGAGCCATATTTAGGCGATAACTCTGCTATTTTGTTTAAGGTAATAGCTACCTTGTTTTTCTTCATCCAGTTCTTTAGCTCGTATTCTAACAAGAATGTAGCCATCTCTGAGTTCCTTGTGTTAGAGATTAGCCTGATGTTCTTGGTATCAAAGTTTAAGAACCTAGAGCTAACCTTACAAGGTGCTTTAACCACATTCAAGAAAATCTTTTTGCGACCATTTGAGTCTAAGTCGCCAGTGACGAACCTTGAATTATAATAAAGGTGGCACTTCTTAATTGTTTGGTATTGATTAAAAGAGTATCCGTCAACAATCTTTATATCGTTATTAATGAAGTCATAAACCTCTTGTCTTGTCTGGGCGAATATGTTTTGTGGAGCATTCATATTATTCAAATTGATTTGATAGTTTCTCGTGATTATAATCTATTTCTCTTAGTAATTGAAAGTCATTTACTACTGGGTCAATACAATTACTAACAATAGCATATCTTATAGCGTCTAGCCCGTGGTCATTCTCTTTAATTGGTATCTCTGGTTCTGGGTTATCTGGTCTTTTGTCTGGATACTGATAAGTTTCAAACTCCCAGATTAGATTAGGGCAATTAGCACTAACGAATAGTCTATTTTGTTTTAGTAATTCCTTTAGCTTGGCAATGCCGTTCTTAATGCTGTCTTTGCCCTTCTTTACTTCTAAGCAGTTAATGCCTTCTCGCTTTAGTTCTTCAATCTTCTCTGGTGCTTCAGGGTCAGGATATACTTTGTTGGCTTTAAGGTCGCCGATTATCTCTTTTACTTGGTCATTAGTCTGGCCTGTTTTATACCACTCGTAGTCAATCCAGTATCTATTATCGTAGTCTTTGTAAATCAGATAGACAGCTGTTGGATTGGTGAACCCGAAGTCAACGCCAACAATCTTTTCAACCCAGTTTAACGCTGGTAGTTCTTTGTAAATGTGTTTATCTCGGTTAAACTCTTTATAGACCAAGCCTTCAACTCTCTTGAACTCTCCCATATACTCCTGAGCAAATCTATCTTCAGTCATCTGAAGTTTAAGTTTATCTATTTCTTCTGTCGGAATGTGCGGATTATCATAAGTAGTAAAGTGAAAAGATTTCCAATGCTCATTAGTATTCTCTAAATTATAAA